ATTGTCGTCAAGCTCATCCCCAAAAAGGTATTCACAAATAGTGGTATTAGAACTTAGTAGGGCAATTTGAGCAGTATCTGCTGAAACTTGCAACTGACGGCTAGGGCTCGTAGTGCCCACCCCTACGCGACCGGAGGAGTCGATGCGGACTTTTTCACTTCCGTCAGTTCTGAAAAGAATATTGGAAGCACCACCGCTGGTATTATTGTCGTAATCGGCATCAAAGCGTAAGTCTAGTGAACTTCTAATTGCGTAACCACTAGTACCTTCTTGCCTAACGACAATATTATTGTTGTCAGAGTTGTTGGTTATTTTAAATAAGTCTTCTGTCGTATCAGTTGCTGCACGGATTTCTACTTTTGAGTCGGGGCTCGTAGTGCCGACCCCTACGTTGCCTGAAGGAGTAATCACAAGACGAGAGTCAGCTAGGCTTGCATTTGCAGAAGAGGTTGAATTATTAAGGCAGAAATGAAAATTAGTTCTGCCGTATTGATCCTGAGCTTCAGCAAGTATTCCAGCTTTTAGATAGTTATCGCTATAGCCAATACCTAAACCTAGCCAATTGCCAGCAGTAGCGTAGGCGGATGATGTCATCTTGAGCCGAAACTCGCTGTGCGTGTTGGCATGGATTGACGTTGTAGCTGCTGGATTGGCTGTACCACCTGAGCCAACAGTTAATAGCGACCAGGGCGAACTAGTTCCAATACCTACCCTGCCGCTTGAGTCGATGCGGACTTTTTCGCTAAACGTACCAGAATTAGTGCTAAAGGTTATAACGTCGTTTGCAAGTCGCGTTCCAAGGTGCAAGCCAGCTGAATTGCCAAATATGTCGGCAGTTAAAGTGCCGCCAACTTCAAAGTCGATTTCACCACCATTTGAACCGTTAAAAGTAAAAGTTGAAAAACCGGAATAATTATTTGGCGAACTTGTTCCTAAAGCAGCATTTCCATTTGCATCAACAAACAACCGCCCCGTGCCACCAGTCGAGATGGCTACTTGGTCTGCGCCAGGTGAATAAATGCCGGTGTTGGGATCGCCGGTAAAAGTCAGCGAAGGGGTGCCTTGCGCACCAAGCGGAACACTGAAACGCTCGCTGCTGGTCCATGCATCAGTCGCATTGACCCAGTTGATCGTCTTATCGGTGGCGCCCTTCAGCGTGATGCCGCCACCGTCAGCGGTGGAATCGGTTGGGGTGTCAACGGCACCCATCTCAATGTTTTTGTCCTCGACAACCAGCGTCGTGGTGTCGATCGTGGTGGTCGTGCCGTTGACCGTCAGGTTGCCAGTAATGACAACGTTGTTATCAAAAGTGGCAACGCCGGTTACATCAAGCGTGCCAGGAACATCAATATCGCTGGTCCACTCGGTGCCGTTGCCAGCAGCGTTGGTCTGAAGCAGTTGGCGTGCGGTGCCCTCGGTGATGTCGCCAGGGACGATCTCGCCGGTCTGGATTTCAATCCAGCTGCTGCCGTTATAGAAATAGAGGTGGTTGTCGTCGCTATCCAGCCACCAAGCGCCCTTGCTTGGATTTGATGGTGCGGTCGATGCGATGACGACGCCGCCCAAACGCCAGATATTTCCTGCGGTGTCTTCGCACTGCAGGAAAGGACCGGACGAGTGGTAGTTAAGTGCAAGCTCGCCAGCTGCGAGTTGTGCTGCCGTGGCTTCTTTGTCCTGAACAGCGCTGTTCTTAAGGATTAGTTGGACGGCCACGGCTAAATAGCGAAGGACACCCTTATACCAAGGGTGCCCGCAGTCTAATCGTCAATATTTGATTACAGCCAACAGCGCCACGTTGGCCGGGCGAGTTTCTGCATCACCACCGCCGTTGATTGTGCAGGTATGGTTGTGCTCGCCTGCGCTGCTCGTGTTGTTGTTCGTGACCGCGTAGCCGCTACCGAATGCAGCATTGTTGCCACCGCTTCCGCCGATACCGCCCCAAGTGTGGTTGTGGTTGCCAGCGGTGTTGGTTGTACCGGTGAAGTTGGTAGTTGGCAGTGCGGTTGCGTCGTCCTGATCGGAACCGCGAACGCGGCCCGTATCAAGTGCTGACGTTGCACCATCGCCGTTGGCGCCAGAGTTCCAGCTACGAATGAATTGACCGCGCAGGTCGGGCAAAATGCCCGCGCCGCCGTAGGTAGTGCCAAGTGCGGCAAACAGGGTGGAGAAGTTGGCGGTTACGCCTTGGACTGTGCCAACGCCGTTTGGAACGGTGTCGCCGTTGGCGATCAGCCAGCCAGCCGGGGCAGTCGCGCCAGCAACGTGAATCACCGTGCCAGTTGGAACCAGCTGGTTGGTGATTGAGTTGACGATGGTGGTTTGAAGGTCGGTCAGTGCGCTGGACAGACCGAACGGCGAGACGGCCAGCGAGTTCGACGCCAGCGCTTGGGTTTCGGTTTGAGTCGCCAGCTCGACGATGCCTTGGGTGGTTTCGTTGGCTTCAGGCAGCTCGGGAAGGACTCCGCCAAAACCGCCATCCCAAGTCGGGTTGCCCGCAACCGTGCCGTTGACCACCAGCTCGGTGTTGACCGTCAGGTTGTTGGCGCTGAGTGAATCGTAGAAAGTCGGGAACTCGATCTCGTCGGTGGGCTGCGACCCACCCAAAGAATCGAAGCTGGCTGACTCGCCAGTGCTCAGGTCTTGGACACCCTGCGGCGTAACCAAGAAACCTTCTTCGTTAAAGCCGCTGCCGTAAACCCGGCCAGCATCTTGGTTGGTGAAGTAGTAAGTGAACTTGTTGGTGGTGCCCAGATCACGCTGGTATTCAGGCAACGACTTGGAGTAGTTGAGGTAGCCGGCCCACTCGTAGGCGTGGCCAAACAGTCGAATGTTTGACGGACGGCGGAACTCAATTGACCAGTTGGCCCAAGCGTTAGCTGCACCACTCGGATTGGCGATGCTGTCCAGTGCGCTGTTGGGATTGCGGTCACGGTTGGCTGCAGTTTTGGGCAGCAGGATGGTGTGCGCATCAGCAGCACTAAAGCCGATGCTGGTCAGGAACGAATGAACGCCCTTGTAATCAGTGGCCGAACGGTACTGCGCACGAACGCGAACATCGGTTGACCAAACAGTGGTGAAGTTGTAGCCGAGGGTTGTGGAAGCAACCGTGCCATCCGTGTCGTTGTCGAAAACGATGGTCGGCTGGGTGTTTTTGAAATAATCCTCGGAGTTGTAAGCCTCCTCCATGTGGACATAGGCTTCGCTCCACTTGGAAACGTCAAACGCTGCGTCGCTGTTTTCAAGAATGCAGCTGTAGTGCTTGTTGTTATTGCGAACAACGTCACCAGGCCGGTAGTAAGTGTCTGCAACCCAAGTGTTGGAAGGGTTGAGACGACGCAGCTCGATCAGCGCGTTGTTACCTGCGGCATCAGTAACTGCAGCTGAAGTGCCAACACCGATGGAGGCTGTGTCGCCAATCAGTGCGTCAATGTGGCCCGCTGCAGTGTTGGTCTGCAACACGTAGTCCCGAAGCGGGGTGCGGGCAGTGGCGTTGCTGTTTGCACCAAGTAGTGCATAACGACGCTCGGACGTCGTCCGGGTGTCCTGGATCCGGCGGATGTAGATCGTTGCACCAGCCAAATCGGGATAATCAATCCCGGTGTCTTGGCTTTGGCTATCAAGAACGTTATCGCCAGGGGCCGTGCCGTCCTCATTAACAAAGGCGGCTTTGACGACAATCTGGTTTGGGTTGGTAGAGGACCAAGCCGTTGCAGCTAGCTGTGCGCGGTAGTCAGCAGAGCGGCTGTTCTCAATCCAGATGTAGGAATCCTCGAAGAAGCTGTAGTCGTCGCGCTCCAGCTTGCGGGGAATCTCAGAGTTGTAGGTGCCGGCTTCGAGTGCTAGATCAAGGGTGATCGTGGTGTCGGTGTTGCCAGTGCTACTGGCGACGGTGCCAAGAATGATCTTCTTGATGTTGCCCGTCTTTTCGGTCAGGTTGGTGGCAACCCGCAAGCGATTAACGGTCCAGTCCGAGTCAGCGTCGAAAGCTTCGTCGCGGTAGCCCTCGGCCAGTGCTGCACAACCACCAAAGTTGGAGTTGCTGTTGGTGACGGTTAGTTCGCCGCCGCTTTCCACCCAGTGGTGGATGCCTTGGCCAATGGCGAAGACGCTGACCTCTTGGATGACAGCTTTGTTGACTGCCCGGACGTGGAACGAACGCCGCGAAGGCTTCATCCGTACATTGTCCGGGTCCTGCGCGATGTAGTCGGCGTAGTCAGCAACTGCGCCCCAGCTGCCGCTGTCGTACTTCTCCCAGTTGTCGATGTCCTTTTGCAGGGAGACGCCCGTGAACTGGGCGACCACCATCGATTTGAAGCCTTGAGCTTGGTTGCCGTCAGCAAAAATGCCGCACAGGCCGTAGACCGAGCGGATTGAGCAGTTGTAGATGTAGGGGCTGGCGCTGCCGACCGTGTCAACAGAAGCCGCTGCAGTTGCAGGGCGGGGACCAGTGATCTGGTACTCAGCCTCGCGGCTGTCGGTATTGACTTGGCTCAGGCCGCCTAGCGTTCCAAGCTTGGAATAAACCTTGGCGTAAAGGGCGTCAAGTTGGGTTTCGCTGGTGAACTGGAAGCAATCCAGCAGGTGGTGGCTAGATGTGGTGCCAGCCTTGTCGAGGAAGGTGTAACCGAAGTAGTAACCGCCGCCGGTAACGCGGAAGATTGCACTGCGGTTGCTGTAATTCGCTGCTTCATCCGTCGGGGATGGCACGTAGTCAGGACGGATCAGCGTCTTGCGCAGATCCAAGCTGATCAACGAGGCGCCACGCGGGATGATCAGGCCGCCGGCGGTGTTGTCGTTGTACTGCTGCAGCTGAGCTGCGGTAGGAACGAAGCCGTTGCTCCAGTTGTCGGGAGTTGCGCTGCCTAAACCGTTGTAAACGGTGTGGACGCCGGGGGCCAAGACGATCGAGACGAGATCGTCGCCGGCAGCGGGATCCAGCCAGCTGCGGCTGGTGATGATCGCCGCTTCGATGACGGCGCGGTTAATCGTTTTGAACGGACGGGCTTCGGTGTAGCCGCACTCCAGTCGCTGCAGGCTGATGCGGCGAAGCTTTTGACTCTGGGTGCCGTCGTCGGTAGTCGAGTAATCGCCAGAAACAAAAGTATCGCTACCCGTCTGCGGGTTTACATACAGAACGTACTGAGCGCTCAGTGGGTCGTTGACGACAGTCGATCCACTCGCAATGTCTGCATTTCCACCGAGCTGTCGGATCGCATCGGTCAGTGCGTTGACCTGCTCTCTAAAGCCAGACTGAGGAACATCAATGTCCCCCAGCGAACCAGTCTGGCCAGCTCGGGTGATCTTGGTCACTGGACCGCCGTCTAAATTGCTTCCAGCAGTCTAATCGCCCCTGTCGTTACAAAATTCGCGGTGCCAGCAATAATTTCTGTAGGTCGAACATTCACTGCACTCGCTGTCACCAGCATCTCTGTCTCGTAGTACAAGTCGCCCGGTAACTGTTCTGTTGAGGACTTGGCTTCATTGCCACGCTCTATCAAATAGAACTTGGCTGATGCTTTGCAGCCCTTCTCTGTCATTAACAACAGCTTCATCATTGTCAAGCCGTTGTCGTCTTGATCGCCGTAATACTTACGGTCAATCAAAAACTCAGTAGAGCCACCGCCCGTCACCAGCGATTTGACGGCTTCGCCAAACTTCTCGCTGATTGCAGTGGTGTCCACGCTTGGGGCAGATAGCTCCAATGACCATTCGCGCAGGTCGCAGATCACCTGCCAGTAAGGCGCGGTCTGGCCTGCGGTCTCGTCGCGGGGCAAAACATTGGCATCCTCGTACTCGTCCGGGTCAAACACCGGGCTTTCGTAGTTCGGTGCGTCGTCACAAAGCGAGGCAAGGGTGACGGTGTCCTGTACGTCGCTGAACTCGTAGTCGCCGTAGCCCCGAGCGCAGATCCAGAAAGCGTTGTTGTAGTTTGCGCTGCCAAAAGGTGCGATGCCAATGTTGCCGGCCACCGTGCCAAACAAATTGACGCGGTCGGCCTTGCTGCCGCGCAACGCCGCACTTCGGCTGTTGTAAAAGCTGACGTACCCCAGCTCGTCAATATTGATCCAGTATTCGGACTCCTGGCAATCGGGGATCGTGTCGCTGCCGACTGTGTCGCCTACACGCGAATAAAACTGCGAAGAGTTACCGCTGCTTCCAGTCGGATACTCCTCACTCGCGGTTTTGTAAAAGTTGTGGTCCGAGCTGGTGATGTGGCTGCGGTTGGGACCCAGAAAATATTTGCCGGCGTAGTACATGGCGTAGCCGGCAGGATTTGGAGGAAATGCTCCAGTGCCAGCAGGCAGGCATGACGTAGTGACCCGGTCGCCTGACCAGTAGCCAGCGCAGATGCTGCTGAGGGCATTTAAGTTGCCATCAACAGTGTCCGAGCTGACTAGGCAAGCGTCAGGTGCTTCGCGTTTTAGCTTCAGCTTTCCGCCTACGCCAAGAACAGCCATTAGAACTCTCCGACAGGCTTGCCAGACACTTGGAAACTAACGCTGACTGCTTGGACACTTCCAACGCTGACACTGGGACTGACGCTGGTGACAAACCCGGTGCAGCTAAAGGATTTGTTGTCTAGGCGGTTAAAAACGAAATTAACAGCTTCAACATCTTCTGAATTATTAAAAATGGAGTTAAGGAAAACAGATGCCTGTGCATTCGCCGGGTCGTATAGAACAGTGGCGCTGCCTGTAGTTCCACGCAGACCCTGAACATAGGTACGGTCGTATTCACCTAGCGCTGTATCTTCCAGCGCATCTTTGGTAACCGTGATGCTCCAGTCGCGGACTTTGCCGACCAGTGTGCCCTGGTATTTAAGTTGTCCGTCAGCTCCAGTTAAGACCATTTCAGGCGTCCAGAGTGGCTACAAGTCTGACTTGCACCCTAGAGCGTCCAGGGAACAATGATTCGACAGAAGGCATTTCTGCCCACCGCCAGTTTAAGTACGTCGGAATAATTGCAGCCAAGTCGTCCGGTGCGCCAGCAAAGACGCTGGCGGGCAGGGTCATGCTGTACGCGCCGCCCTTGGATTCATGCCAGCTCTGTATTAGTGCCGTTGTGCCGGCGTCATTGGCCACAAAATCCAACTGCAGTGTTGCGTCAAAAGCGCGGCTGCCATACAGGCGAGTGGAGCTGGCACCGTTCAGCGCCTCGAACTTTTTGATCGGGTAGCGGCCAGGGCTAAAGGTGCGCCGGGTCGGAGATAAAGCAGGAAAGGAAACGGTCATAGCTCGCCCTCAATAACCCAGTTATTGGACTCGTTCCAGCCCTTGGTCAACAGGCTAAATCCACTGGAGTCCGTTGGGAAGAACGTAGCCTCCACCTCAATGTTGCCCTCTTCGTCAAAACTGACCGATTGGGTTTTATAGGTCTGGGTATCAGTGGTGCTGTTTTTAATGCAGAAAACAGCGTTGCTGTAAACACTGCTCTTTCCGCCTGCAATCTCCAGCTGCACTTGCTGAACGTTGTCGGTGGTGCCGTCCCACAGCAGGCAGGTATAAGTGCCATCCGCAAGCTCGGGCCAAGAGGTGATGGTGCCGTCGTCTGCGATCGCACCGTTGGCGGGCTGGTTATAGGTGACAGTCTCCAGTCCCAGCTTGAATACGCTGCCGATGTCGAGCGATGCCTCGGCAGGCGTGGTCCTGAATTTGATCGAGTGGGTGACCAAACGGCGGCGGCGCAGTTCCCACTTGGCGCGGTCGATGGCGTGAGTCTGGCTGGTGCAGTAGTCGCTCAGGTCGATTTGCTCCAAGGGAGCGTCTTCGGGGACGCCGGTCTCGCGCACCGTCACTTCACGGACAACCGGGAACAAACCACGGCTCACCGTGTTTGACGACTCCTTTTCTTGGCGCCACTTCACCGAAACACGCACAGGCACCCGGTCTTGCAGGTCGGCGTAGGACATCTCGAACGAGTCATTCAGGATGTTGCCGGCAGTAAATAGTCCGCTGATCGTTTCAGGTCCGCCGAAGGTCGCCACCTGCTGCAGAGCAAATTTGCCGTTGCGCACCACCAGATCCAGCAGGTAGTCGTTCGCAACCTTGGCGCCCCAGCTGCGAATGTTGATGCGCTCGGAGATTGCGCCATCAAAGAAGTAGCGGCGGGCATAGGTCCAAGCCGTGGCAGCGTTAAAGCTGGCGAGATCGACCTGCTCCGGGTTCAGCACCTTGCCGGTGCCGTACCGGTCGTTGGTCATCAGGTCGTACAACACATCCGGGAAGTTGCTGGTCGCCCCAATGCCCTCGTTGACGTAAACGCTGAACTGGTTAAGGCGGCTGATCTCTGTGCTGCTGCGGATATTGACCCCGACAATCGCCATGTTGTCGTACTGAGGCGCGGTCGGGTTCTCGGCAATCGTGTTGACGTAAACCACCTGATGCTCAGGTTGGCTGGCGCTGGTTGTGATTTCGTTGTAGATAAACGACTCGGCCAGACGGGCGTACTCGTCTGCATAAAACGTGCCGTCGTCAAACTGCGGGCCAAGAGCTTGCCCGTCTGGAGTGCTGAGGCTTGGCACGCTAAACGAGCCGGCATTTCGTGAAACAGCAACACCGGTAAAGCGAACTGTCACATCGCC